TCTACATTTTAAGGCATGGAGTTACCCCTTTACAAACTGACAATAGACGAGGAAAGCGAGGGCGTTGATTACGTTGCGCTGACCGATATGCCAGCAATCGAAAGAAACTTTCAGGCATTCTCACAAAAACAAAGATTCAAAGAATCAGCCAAACGAGTTATTTCGGGTGCTTTGATGTTAGCCGATGTGCCTATCTATCGGAACGATTCCAAGATGGGCGAGTACATGGTTGTTTTTGATAAGGACACGGTTTATAAAATCGTGCAGAAGTTCTTTAAGCAGAACGCTACCCAAAACGTAAACGCTTACCACCAAACGCCAATCGAGGGCGTGTTTATGTTTGAGTCTTACATCATAGACCGAGAGCGTGGAATCAACCCACCTAAAGGCTTTGAGGATGTAACCGATGGCAGCTGGTTCGGTTCTTACAAGGTAGATAACAACGAGGTATGGGATGCCTTTGTGACTACTGGGAAATTCAAAGGCTTTTCGGTTGAGGGTATGTTTGGGATGGAGAAAGTAGAAGATGCCATCGAAGTAGAGATGCACCGCCTCGAAAAAGCCATTGACCTTTTTTGCAAACAATTTAAACTTTAATATTTATAATCAATGAACATCCTTGAAAAATTGCAAACACTAAGAGCAGCTTTCGAGCAAGCCTCTTTGAAATTTGCCGACTATATGCTCGGTGAATTGACCGTTCGGATTGAAGGAGAACCAGTAGTAGGTACTGCTGTAACTCTTTTAGATGCCGATGGAAACCCCCTCGATGCTACGGGCGAACACGTTATTCCTGAACTCGGAACAATCGTTGTTGCAAACGGAGTAATCGAATCAATTACCCCTATGGTAGTTGAGGCTGAAGAAGTACCAGCAGAAGCGGTTGAAGAAATCGTTTCCGTGGTAGAAGCAATTGCACCTGAAGCACCAGCCGAAGTGGTAGCTGCTATTTCAACCGAAGTAGTTGGCGAGATTATGGAGAAGCTGGATGAAATGGCGAGCGAACTTGTAGAGCTGAAAAAGAAAATGATGGCTGGACAAGAGCGTGAGAAGTCAATGTTTGCACTTATCGAAGCACTCGCAGCAGAACCAACCGTAAAAAACGAAAAAGTAATGTTTGGTCAGTTCAAAAAAGACGAAGTGAGCAACATGAACAAAGTAGCATCAATCCTTAAAAACTTAAAAACTAAATAATCATGGCATACAATTTTGGCAACTTAGCCGTTTACACCGAGCAGCAGTCGCTTCCGTTAATCGTGAAGTCATTGTTCAGCGCAAAGAGCGCATCTATTTTGACACCAATGACTGGTATCAAATCTTCTAAGTCAGTTAACCTTATGGACACCGATGCGGTTTTCCAAAGCGGTGACAACTGCGGTTTTACAGCTTCAGGTACTACTACCTTTAGCAACCGTAGCTTGACCGTTGGTCGCATCAAAATCAACGAGGCTATCTGCCCTAAGAAACTTGAAGAGTATTGGATGCAAACCCAACTCCCTATCGGTAGCCGTTACACGTCAGTTCCTTTCGAGCAGCAGTACGCTGAGTTGAAGGCTGGCAAAACAGCCGAGCAACTTGAAACCGCTATTTGGCAGGGCGACACCGCTTCAGGTAACACCAACGCAAACACAAATAAATTTGATGGTTTCATCAAGTTAATCAACGCTGCTTCAGGTACTACCGTATCAGGTAACACTGGTGCTGTATCAGGTATCACCAATACTAACGCTTTCGCAGTAATGCAGGGCGTTTACAACCAAATCCCTACGACCATTTTGGACAAGGAAGATTTGCGCATCGTATGCGGTTGGGACACATTCCGTCGTTTGGTTGCTAACTTGACTAACTTGAACTTGTTCCATTACAACCCAAGCGTTGATGCAGCAGGCGAGATCGTTCTTCCCGGTACTAACGTAACCGTTGTTGCTCTTAACGGCTTGAACGGAACAAACCGCATCTTTGCTATGCGTCTTAGCAATATGTTCTTCGGAACGGATTTGTTGAACGAAGAGGAGCGTTTTGAGCTGTTTTATGCCAAGGAGGCTGACGAAGTGCGTTGGGTTGCCGAGTTCAAAGCTGGCGTTCAGTTTGCCTATGCGACTGAAATCGTAAACTTCATCTTGGCTTAATTCAATGGGGAGGGTAACACCTCCCCTTTACTAACCTCTAAAATATAAAAATATGAGTTGTGCATTAACCGCTGGTTATTCATTAGGCTGCCGAGATTCAGTCGGTGGCATCAAAGAGGTTCGTTTTATTGAATTTGCTAACGTAACTGGTATCACCGCTACAAGTGGGTTTGTCGTTTCAGGCATCACTACTTCAGGTTCTACTAAGTTTTGGAAGTACGATTTAACCAAGCAAACCTCACAATTTACCGAAACCATCACCCCTTCGATGGAGAACGGTACGATTTTCTACCAACAAGACCTGCAAATCGTCTTGAATAAAATGACCGCTGCCCTTCGCAATCAGTTGCGTTTGTTAGGTCAAAATAGACTGATGGCAATCGTTCTTGACCGCAATGGCGTGTACTGGTTGTTGGGTTCTTTAAACGGCTTAGAACTAAGCGCAGGTACTGGTCAAAGTGGTACTGCCTTTGGTGACCGTAACGGCTTTGACGTTACCTTCACAGGTATGGAAGAGCAGCCAATGCGTGAGGTGCAATCAAGCATCATTGCTGCATTGACTAACGCATAGTGCTTCGTTGTCGTTAATCAAGCACGGGCGCATCCTACGGGGTGCGCCTTTTTTTGTGTTTATACATTTACTACTAAACGACAATGAAAATAGCATTAATCCACAACATTCAAAGTACGGGTTCGGCACTCTACCGACTTGAACTTCCGCACGCTCACTTAGATGCAGCGTACAAAGGTCTTACGTTTTATTCAGCACCTGACCCATTTAGAATCTCCGATGAATCCTTCGAGCAGATGGACATCGTTTTAGTCAGTAGGATGTGGGGCGAAACGCCTGAACAAATTAAATGGCTTCGGGATAAGTGTACCCAGTTCAAAGTCACTTTGATTTTAGACCTTGACGATTATTGGGTATTGGAATCAGGTCATCCGATGTTTTCTATTTATAGAGAAAGGAATATCTCTAATATGATTCGTGACCACATTAGAGTAGTTGACCACGTTATCTGCACGAATGCCTATTTAAAGGAAAAGGTGTCAATTTTAAACCCTCAAGTATCAATAATTCCGAATTGCACCTTTTCTGGTTACGAGCAGTACAAGTCTAAACCCGAACCGAGTGAGTTCGTAAGGTTCGGCTGGTTTGGTGGCGCACAGCATTTTGAGGACATTATTTTGATGGAATCGGGTATGGGCATCCTTGCAGACGATCGTTCTTTAAACGGCTTGTATCGGCTTTATTTAGGAGGGTGGAACGAGAACCCAATGTACGAAGCGTACGAGAGAGTTTTTACTGGTAACGGCAAGCAAGAGAACTACGGCAGAATCCAAGCAGCGGATATTTACTCTTATGTCGGTGGCTACAACTTTGTAGATGTATGTCTTGCGCCTTTACGAGATACGACCTTCAATAGATGCAAAAGTGAGTTGAAATTAGTCGAAGCTGGCACGATGGGCAAGGCTATTATTGCTTCCGATGTTTACCCTTATAACACGATAATCGACCACGGCTTAAATGGCTTATTGGTTCGGGAGGCACGAAGTAAAGATTGGCACAAGCACATGAAAACCTTGATACACGAAAAGGACTTGCGCTTAACCTTGGCAGCCAATTTAAAAGAAACAATCGAAACGGAATTTAACATCGATTATTGGGGCGCAAAAAGAATGGATTTGTATCATTCGCTCCGGTGATACATTTACCTTTAAGATGCTGTATTTAATATCTAACCAGTCGAATGAAATCGTAGTCACTTGGACGGAAAGGATGACCAACCCCAATGCGCTGTATATCGTGCTGGAGTTAAGGTCAATGGCTACCAATGACATTTATACCTATCCGATTTTAAAATCTTCCAACCTTTCGCTATTTCCCGAAAGGTACGACAACTATGAATTTTCGCTTGCGCCTGCTGTGCGTGGTCAATATACTTACATAGCCTACGAATCTACTACTACATCTGCAACCAATAAAATTGGCGTGTTAGAAACTGGGCTGGCTTATATTGAAATGGGCGAGCAGGCTTTTGTAAGTGCAACCAATTCTATTACTTACGCAGAGCCAGTTACGAATGTTTTTGATAACACCTTTGACCTTACCTTTAACTAATGGGACAACTTTTAACTGATGCTTTAGTCATCAAAAACGAAACGCAGACTAATGCAAACACCGCAACGAGAGTTGGAACGTGGATGCAAAATTGTGCGATACAAGTCGAGGAAACGCCGAGTGCGCTTAACTTTTTTGACTTTGCATCTTCAGGCACTACCACTTTAGCAGAGAATGTTTGGTCACCAATTAACGCTACCATCACTACTGGATTCAATAGAAACGGATTAAGCGTTAACGCTTCGGGTCTTGTTACTTATAGCGGTGACTTGAAGTATTTTAGAACGAGCGCAATTGTTGCTTTAATCGGGCAGTCAAGCAGGAAGATTCACGTTGCTATATTCAAAAATGCAGAGTTGTGGCCTTGCTCGGAGTTTGTATCGGTTACTCCTTCCTCAAACGAGGTGACTATTCCTTCCCAATGCGTTGTGCCTTTATCTTCAGGAGATACGATTCAAATGTATGTTAAATGCTCAACGCACGCTGTCACGCTTACCTTAGACAATTTAAACGTCATTATCAATGAGTTCTAAAAAACCTTTCGCCTTTTCTTGGCAGGGCTACCAGCATAAAGTGCCTTTGTTTATCGAAAACAAAAGCCAACAATGGGTATCTTATGGAGTTGAAAACGACTACCCTAACTACCTCTTAAATCTTTATAGAAGGAGCGCAAAGCATAACGCCATCGTGAATGGCAAAGTGGGATATATCGTAGGTAAAGGATGGACATCGGAGAACGAAACACCTGCTGCCAAAGCCTTTTTGGATTCGCCTACGTTCCCAAATGCTTACGACTCAATGAACGACCTTACCCAAAAGCTGACCTTGGATATGGAAATATACAACGGCTTTGCTTTGGAGGTTACTTGGTCACGCGGTGGGGGGATTGCAGAAATATGTCACGTGGACTTTCATAGAGTTCGTGCGGACAAGGATGAAAAAATGTTTTACGTTTACGATTGGTATGATGAATATGAGGTAAGGCAATTCCCCCAGCTGAACCAAGTAAACCAAATCCCAGCTTTCGACCCCGACAATAGAATCGGCAAGCAGCTGTTTTATTATAGAGCGTACAGCGCAGGGGTAAAGGTTTACCCTTTGCCTGAATATTTAGGCGGAACGGCTTACATTGAGTTAGATGTAGAGATAGCAAATTTCCACGTTAATAATATCAAAAATAACTTTTGGGGTTCGTACCTTATTAACTTTCCAAACGGAATCCCTACCCCCGAAGAATCGGATGCCATCGAACGGCAGATGAAGATGAAGTTTGGAGGCACGGACAACGCTGGTCGGTTCCTTGTGAACTTTTCGGATAGTCCCGAAACCAAACCCGAACTGACTCCTTTAACTCCTTCGGACTTAGACAAGCAGTTTGACATCTTAAATAAGACCGTTCAGCAGGAGATTTTCGTTGCTCACCGAGTTACCTCACCGATGTTATTTGGTGTGAAAACCGAAGGACAACTTGGAGGCAGATCCGAAATGGTTGAGTCATACGAAATCTTCAAAGCTACTTACATCGAAGATCGTGTTCAAAGAATCGAGCGGTCAGTAAATTACCTTGCCTCTTTCAACGGAGTGACTGGTTTGAAATTACAACCAACCGAGCCGATTAGCGAGCAGTTAACCGAAGGTGCATTGTTGCAAATTTTAAGCCGTGACGAACTTAGAGAAAAAGCTGGTTATGAGCCTGAACTCTTAAAGCCGAATGAAGCAGTAGCACCACAAGAGATGGGCAATAGCGTTCTCGCTGGTTTATCTGCCTCACAGCAAGACAAAATGTTGCGAGTGGTACGCAAGTACTCTAAAGGAGATTTGACGAAAGAGCAAGCGACTATAATGCTTCAAGGCTTTGGTTTACCAGCCGAGCAGGTTGATTTGTTTTTAGGCGAGCCTATGGAGTTTAATCAAGAGTTTGAAACGTTTGCCGACTACGGAGAGGGCGTGAGAAACAACGCCAAAAGAGGAATCGAACTAAACGAAAAGAATGGAAATAAATGCGCTACCCAAACTGGTAAAGTAAGGGCGCAGCAGTTAGCCAACGGAGAGGGCGTATCCTTAGAAACAATTAAAAGGATGCACAGCTATTTGAGCCGTGCTGAAACGTACTACGACAACGCAGACAGCCAAAGCGACTGCGGTTATATTTCGTATCTCCTATGGGGCGGGAAAGCAGCTTTAGGCTGGTCACGAAACAAATTGAGAGAGTTAGGCGAGTTAGACGAAATGGAAGCGTTTGAAAGCGTTGCTATGGAGTTTGGTGTAAGTGCCGACAACTACCAAGTATTAAGGTCTAAGCCGGTAAGGTTTGAAGCCGACAACTCAGTAATGGCAGAGTTTATGGAAGTAGAACCCGAAAACAAAGAACTCGACAAGAAGATTTTAGCTGAAATCAAAAGGACTAAAAAGGTCGATGCAGACCAAATCTCACGAAGATTAGATGTGCCGTTGGAAAAAGTAAGCGAACGGATTGAGTACCTTATCTCAAAAGGTCGTGTTACTATCCAAGATAGAGTTGCGAGAATAGCTGACACCCCCGATACCGAGGCAGAGGAAGCCTTCGAGATACGTTACCGCTACGACCTTCGCCCTGATGCAAGTGGTGCGAAAGTGATTGACACGACCCGTGACTTTTGCAGAACGCTTATAAAGTTAAATAAACTTTACACACGCCAAGACATTGACCAAATGACAGCCATTATGGGCTTTAGTGTTTGGGAGCGTAGAGGCGGTTGGTACACTCTTCCCGGTACGGACATCAGCCGACCATCTTGCAGACACATTTGGCAGCAACAAATCGTTGTTCGTAAGGGCAATAAAATAGAATTAGTATGACCAAGGCACTATTCATAACGGAGCAAGACTTAATTGCAAACTCAATTATAAACGAGAACGTATCTTACACCCAACTACGACCGACAATCGTAAAGGTGCAAGAGATGCGCATTCAGTCTATTATCGGTTCGGA